GCGATGAGCCAGGCCCAGACGATCGAGGCCGTGCGCGGCCGCTACATGGCCCAGGTGGCCACGCCGGGCGGCATCGACACCGTCTACGACAACGGCCCGGCCCTTGCCGGCGACCAGCCTGTGGCGCGCGTGACGGTCACGGTGCGCGAGGAGCGGCAGCTCACGCTCGGGCGCCCGCGCCGCTGGCGCACGGTCGGCGAGATGGAGGTTCGGCTCCAGCAGCCGCGCGAGCGTGGCGACGCCGCCGTGCTGACGCTGGCCGAGACGGTGGTCGGTGCCTTCCGAGGCGTCGAGCTGTCGTTGCCGTTCCCGATCCGCTTCTTCCCACCGCCTACGGTGTCCGGTGCGCTGGACATTGAGGCGGCCACTGTGACGCGCGTGGTGCGCGTTCCTTTCCAGGCTGACTACACGATCTGACCATGGCCGACGGCTTCCGTACTCGCGTCTCCATCGTTGCCGAAGGCACCTTCGGCACGACTCCCGCCACTCCTGCGATGCTTCGGCTGCCGGTGACGGCTCACGCCATGGCCGACCGCGTGCCGCAGTCGCCGTCCAACGTCATCAACCAGACCCGCAACATCGAGGACATGGTCCGTGTCGGCCGCGGTGCGACGGGGTCGCTGACGTGCGAGCTGCGGCACTCGCCCAGCGGCGAGGGCCTGACCGCGGCCATGTTCGCGCTGATGAGCAACTCGCTCGTGACGGCGGCGGTGTCGGTTGCGAGCTGCACGACGACCACGGGTGCAAAGACCGTAACCCGTGGCTCGGGCAGCTTCTCCGGCGACGGCATCGCCGTCGGCGACATCATCCGGCTGTCAGGCGGACTCGCCGCCGACATGGGCTACCTGCGCGTGACCACCGTCGGCACGACCTCGCTGACCGTCGACCGCGTCGCCAACTTCACCGGCTCGCCCAGCAACGTGACCGTGACGCGCGGCGTGCGGGCGACCAACGCCCTGAGCGAGCAGAGCTTCACCGTCGAGATTGCCCATCTGGACCTCCAGCGGGCGCACATCTACCGGGGCGTCGTGTTCAACTCGGCCTCGATCAACCTCGCCGTCAACCAGCTCGCCACCATCTCGTTCCAGTGCGAGGCGAAGGACTCCATCGTCACGGGCAACACGGGCACGACGGACCAGTTCATCACCGGCGCGACCTACGCGGCTCCGACCTTCGCCCCGACGCTCGACCCGATCGGCGTGCAGGAGGTGCAGTTGTCGAACGCCAGCGGCGTCGGTCAGGACGTGCCGGCGCAGTCGGTGGCGCTGGCCATCAGCAACAACATCCGCCCGCGCGAGCAGCTTGCCGCGCTCGGCCCGGTCGGCATGCCGCGCGGCTTGTTCACGGCCTCGGCCAACCTGTCGGCCTACTTCGACACCCAGGACGACCAGACGACGTTCCTCGGCAACACGGCGACCGACCTGTGGTTGGTCGCGACGGACGCGAACAGCCGCGGCTGGTCGTTCGCCATCCCGCAGGCCAAGATCACCGACCTGTCGGTGCCGGTGCAGGGTCCGGGCAGCGACATCTTCCGCACCATGACGGTCAGCGGCTACCGGTCGCAGGCCCAGGACTGCACGCTCCGGTTGCAGCGGTGGGACTGAGCCAGTAGCAAGGTCGCATGGACCTCAACACCTGCAAGCTCGACGCCGGCAAGCTGTCCGGCGGTGTCTGGTGGCTGCTGTCGCGGCAGCCGGACGGGACGCTGTCTGCCGTCGCCTCGCGCGGCGAGCACGAGGACAAGCCGGCGGTGCTCGTCTGCCCGATCGGCGTCGAGTACGAGCGCGCCCTTGAGGAGGCCCGGCGGCCCTACCTGCTGGAGATCCGGGACCGCCGGCTGTCGCCAGCCGATGAGCGGGCGATCCTCGCCCAGGCGGTCGCCCAGACGCTCTGGAAGGGCGCGCGCAACCTCACCGTGGGCGGGCAGCCGCTGGTGTACCGCGTCGCCGAGGCGGCGCAGATGCTGGCGCGGCCCGAGTGGACGAACCTGCTGGAGTGCATCCTTCGGATCGCCCAAGACCGCGCGGCCCTGCTGGCCGACGAGGAAGCCCGCGCCGCGGGAAACTGATTCAGGCCCTGCGATGGCAGCTCACACGCAACCACGACCCGACCAAGAAGGCCGCCGAGGCGGGCCTGCGGGAATGGTTGCGGCGCAAGGGCCGGAAGATCCCCGACGAGCTGCGCGAGGAACCGACACAGCCGCCGACGCTCGACGCCGACCTGGTGCCCGTCTGGGAAGCCTGGGCGGTGCTGATGGACGGCCGCAACGTCAGCGACGGCGAGGGCCTGTCATGGCTGGAGCTGTCGCGGTGGTGCGAGGATCATGGCATCGAGGGCGCCAGTCGCCGGCGGTGGTGCCGGTTGCTGAAGGCCATGGACCGCGCCTACGTGGCGCACATCAGCGAGGTGCATAATGGCCGAGGTTCTCGAACTGGGTCTGGACGCGCGCCCGATGGAGCAGGGCGCGGCGCAGGCGAAGCGGGCGATCGACTCGGTCAGTGACTCGGCCCTGAAGTCGCAGGCGGCCATCAGCAAGGCGTTCCAGACGACTGGCGGCGCTGTGCAGGTCGCCGGCGGCATCGCGCAGACCGCCAAGGCGTTCTCCGAGCTGAACGTCTCGGCTGGTGCCTTCGGCGCGTCGCGGGCGCTGTTGGAGATCGGCAAGACCGTGCAGGACTTCCGCGAGTTGCGCGGCGCGGTCGGCGCAAGCGGCAGCGCGTTCTCGGTGCTGGGCACGATCCTGCGCGCGCACCCGCTGATGACGCTGGTGACGGTGCTGTCCACGATCGGCGGCCTGATGTCGCTGTTCTCTCGGAACACCAAGGAGGCTGCCAGCAGCTTCGACCAGCTCGCGGCCGCGATGCAGAAGGCCAAGCTGGACGCCTCGACGCGCTCCTACCTGGGCCTGCCGCAGGAAGCCGGCGGCCAGCAGCAGGCCCTGTTCCAGGCCATCCAGGACGTTCAGCGCACCGGGCAGGGGATGAACCTGCAGCAGTTCGGCCCTGGCGGCGTCGGCGGCGGTGCGGACGTGGCGCGCTACCTCGCCACGCGCGGCACCGAGGCGCAGCAGGCGGCGGCGCGCGAGTACATGCGCACCGGCGGCCAGAACGTGACGCGGTACTACGCCGCCGGCATGCAGGGCACGCAGGTCACGCAGTTCGAACGCGGCTTGCCCAACTTGCAGTTGTCGCAGGAGCAGACGCAGGAGGTGCTGCGCATGCGCTACCGCTCGCTGCAGCCGCAGGAGGTGTCGAGCCAGATGGGCGTCGGCACGACTGGCACCAGCGAGGCGATGCAGCGTGCCGTCCAGTCGGCGGCCATCATCGCGACGTACAAGCAGCGCGAGGCGGACAACGCGCGCGTCGTCGCCGAGAACATGGAGCGCGCCGCCAACTACGCCGGCAACATCGGCAGCACGGTCGGCGCGGCGTTCGCGGACGTGTTGATGAAGACCACGACGCTGCGGCAGGCGTTCGCCGGCATTGTCGCCAGCATCGCGCGCCAGGGCTTGTCGGACATCGGCGCGGCGATCTTCCGCGGAGCTGTCAGCGGCCTGACGCCGACGCAGAGCGGTGCCAACGCAGGCGTCCCGATGAACACCCCCGGCGGCGGGTAACCCATGGCCTTTCACGACATCACGCTCCCCGACGCCTTCCAGTACGGCAGCAGCGCCGGCGCGGGCTTCGCGACGATCATCCAGCAGACGGCGACGGGCCACGAGTTCCGCGTCGCGCGGCAGGCGCAGAGCCAGCATCGCATGAGCCTGCGCAGCGAGCTGCGGAACAGCAGCGAAGCCAAGGCGCTGAAGGCGTTCGCGCTCGCGCGTCGCGGCGCGCTGCACTCGTTCCGCATCAAGGACTGGTCGGACTACACGACCAACGCCGACGGCGAGACGGCACCGACGGCGATTGACCAGCTCATCGGCAGCGGCACCGGCACGCAGACCACGTACCAGCTCGTGAAGCGGTACGAGATCACCGGCCCGAACGAGTACATCCGCACGCTGACGCTGCCGGTGTCGGGCACGGTGTTGGCGGCGATCGACGGCACGCCGACGACGGCGTTCACGGTCAACAGCACGGGGCAGATCGTGTTCAACACGGCTCCCGCCAACGGAACCGTCATCACTGCGGGCTGTCGCTTCGACGTGCCGGTGCGGTTCACGTCCGACGTGGACGCATGGACGCGGCTGCAGGCCGACGCCTACAACGTGTGGAGCCTGCCGCAGCTCGACGTGGTCGAGGTGCTGAACGAGGTCGAGCAGCCAGAGCGGTGGCACAACGGCGGCGCGAAGTTCCACGGTCTGCTGACCAGCTCAATCCGTCTGGCGTGGAACGACGGCGCGCTGCACGTCCTCGGCAGCAACACGGTTGGCGTCAACGTGTTTCTGCCTGTGCCGACGTACCAAGCCAGCGGACCAGAAGTGATGACGCTGATTCACAGCGGCGGACCGCAAAGCATTCAGATCAAGGACGATGCAGGCGCAAACGTGGCCACGCTTGCAGCCGCAACGATTGTGCGGCTCGGCCTCTACCGTTCCGGCGGCTCTGTCTTCTGGGTGTCGTACTGATGGCGCGCACTGCCCAGCAGGAGATGCGCGGCGACGCGGTGTTCGTCAATGCGGAAGCCGACTACCGCTGCAGGCTGGACAGCGCCGAGGGCGGCGCGCGGCTCTACGTTGTCCAGCGCAGCGGAAACTACAACACCGACCTGCCGAGCACGGCACAGGTGCGCATTGGTGCTCATCCGAACGTAACCGTGATCAACCTCGGCATCGGCACGACCCAGGTGCGGACCTCGACGGCGGCGAACGTCGTGTCGCTCGCCGCCGGCGAGTCTGCCGAACTGTGGCCGATCACCCAGACATCGGAAGTCTGGCGATGGATCAAGCGATCGGTCGCCGGCGTGCTGTCTGGACTGAACGACAGCCGCAAGCCGCTGCAGCTGCGGTTCACGGCGTCGCGGCTGAACCGGGTCAGCCTGCGCGAGGAGGTGGCGGCCCTGTTCGGCTACACGGCGACCGACGGCCCGGTGGCCTTGGACGTGGTCGTCGAGCGCGACGTGGTCATCGGCGGCGGCACGGCGGCGGCCGGCCCGAGCCTCGACACGGGCACCTTCCCGACCGGCTCGACGATCCTGCTGACGCTGGAGGCCGGCGCGTACATCGCCGGCAGCGGTGGCAACGGCGGCCAGGGCATGTCCGACCTTGGTGCCGGCATGACGGCGGGCGCGGCTGGCGGGCCGGCCCTGCGGATCGCCACGCCGACCACGATCGTGAACGGCGGGCGCATTCAGGGCGGTGCCGGCGGCGGCGGCGGCGCGGCGCGCGGGCAGGCGTCCAGCGTCAACCGGCCCGGTGGCAGCGGTGGCGGCGGCGCAGGCGCGCCGGCGGGCAAGGGCGGCCCGGCACTAGGGGTTCCGCCCGATCCGAGCACTGGCGGGCAGCCAGGCACCTTGCTGACGGCGGGAACGGGTGGCCAGAGCACTACCGGCACGCCGGTCGGCGGCAGCGGCGGCGCACCCGGCGCGGCTGGCTCGGCTGGCCAGTCGGGTCTCGGCGGCGTCGCCGGCGCGGCGGGCGGCGCGGCAGGCTACGCGCTCGGCTACGTCACGGGCGTGCCGTACTCGGTCGTCGCGGCAGGCGGGTCCATCGTCGGGACCACGGTGGCGCTGTGACGACTCGCCCCGGCATCGTCGGCCTGGACTCGCTCGCGTACACGCGCGCGAAGGGCCTGTGCCACCTGCTCCTGATCATCCGGCCCGACGGCCAGCGGCTCGCGGTCACGGACCACGACCGGCAGGTGACGTTCGAGGGCGACGTGTACCGCCCGATCGTCCTGGGCGAGCTGTCCGCCGATCGCCGCGAGGCCGCGCTCCGCACCGGCAGCCAGGAAGCGAAGGGCGTCATCGACAGCATCAGCATCACGGCCAGCGACATCGACGCGCAGAACTACGTCGGGTCCGAGGTGCGGCAGGTCATCGTGGACTGGGTACGGCCCTGGATCGTGCTGGCCAGGCATCGCCGGTGGATCCGGCAGATGCTGCGGACTGGCGCCAGTTTTACGGCGACCCTCGAAGGCCGCGCGCAGCAGCTCCAGCGACCGCAGGGCGGCCGCTTCGGCGGCGTGTTCACGCCGAAGTGCCCCTACCGGCTTGGCGGTCGCTACTGCAAGAAAGACATCGGGCAGTGGACGCAGCTGGACCCGACGAACACGGGCAACGCCACCAGCTCGACGATCGACAGCGTCACCGACAGCACGCAGAGCTGGGCGGTGAACGGCTACCAGAGCACGGCCAGCCAGCACTACTACGTCCTGCTGCGGCCCAACTCCATCACGGGCACGATCAACCAGGGCAGCGGCCAGCTTCGGAAGATCCTGAGCAACACGGCCACGACGGTTGCACTCGACGAGCCGTTTGAGACCACGCCGGCGCAGACGATCGGATACCGGCTTGGTCAGGGCTTCGCGGTGTCGACGATCGTCAGCGGCCGCGCGCGGTACGAGTTCAAGGTTGCGACGATGGCCGCCGAGGTCGACCAGTGGTTCCGCGACGGCGCGGTCATTTTCGCCAGCGGCGCAAACATCGGCCGCACCTTCGCCATCGCGGACTACCGCAGCAGCGACCGCAAGCTGACGCTGCTGACGCCGACGCCGTTCGACGTGCAGGCGGGCGATAAGGCAATCGTGCTGGTCGGCTGCGACGGCCTGCTCAGCACCTGCCGGGACAAGTTCAACAACGTCTTGAACTTCGGCGGCGACCCGTACGCGCCGTCGGCGCAGGCCATCATTTCACCGCCCGAGGAAGTGTGATCGCACGACAGCAGTACCTG